GAATACACCAGCAATATATGTATCTACAAGAGAGTCCATAGACTTTGAGACATGAAACATTGGAGGTGCTTCATCAATACAAAACATTGTCCAGAATCCAACTAATCCAATTAAAATCAGTTCGACTGTCACATCATAAACTTGAAATAATATTCCCTTCTTTTCCCATTCGTCGTCGTGCTCATCAAATAGATAATGTAACACATAAGAAAGGATGCCTCCAAGCACGGTATAGAATAACACTAAAATTCCCACATTTAATGAAATGCGAAACATTATTTCTTATTATATGATAGCGATAAATCAATAATAGAACCATATTTCGGAAATATGTTATCGAAGATTGGAGCTAGATTTTCATTATGTAAATATTGTAATTTGTGCGTCAGGTCGTCCATAAATACAAATACAGCAAACAAAAAGAATAGAGTTGAACTATAGTTATCTAGCAATGATTCTGATCTTGCTGAAACTGTAAATATTGCCCGGCGATTACTTATGAATACGGATGTCCAGAAACATGAAATTGCGAGAATAGAAATTTCCATTGTTACGTCAGTGAGTTGGAATAGTAATGAGCGATTTTTCCACTCTTCATTGAACTGGTCGAACAGATAATAAAGTGTAAAAGACATAATCATTCCAACAGCGGTATAAATAAGTGATAGTATCACGGCATCCAGAGACAGATTGACTATCTCACTTGATTTCATTATATTACTCCAGAGGATCTCTTGACATAAAAGCTAGTGTTGATGGGTCATACACTTGGGGACGATAATTTGTAGCAAGGATTGGCCTGCCAAGGTCACGTGTTCTAACTGCCTTCATCCAAGATATAAGAAGATACTTCGTTTCGACAACCCATACCCAGTACCCGGCGGCACTGTATTCTTTCGTTAAGAACTCGAGAGCCTCGCTGAGCTTGAAAAGAGGGTATCCAAAAACATAGGTTGGAACCTCATAAACAATGTAGGGCGCACTCGGATTGTGAGCAGATTGTGTTCTAATTTTTGCCTGTATTTGCGTCATCACGGGAGTCATCGCTGACATGCGATTTAATTTACGTTGTTCTTGTTCATTCAATATTTCACGGGCTTTCAGCATTCCTTCTTATTATATGTAATGTTTAGAAAGATTGGTTTAGGAGGAGGAGGTGCTAAAGGAATACTTCACGTTGGAGCTCTGCGTGAGTTGTCAAAGCATCAGAAACTGTATTTTCCAGATGGAGTGTATGGGTGTTCGGTCGGATCTATTATTGCTACTCTTGTCGCATTTGAGATTCCATTAGATGACAAACTAATTAAGCTCACACAGGATTTTTGCTGTATTGATCGATTTGTCCCTCCTATTTCTATCGACGTAATTGAAAATGCAATTCCGCAAAAGGGTGCTTTTGATATGACAACATTTGTAAATCAGGTTGCTCAAATGTTTGAATTATCTGGATTGGATATTCGCAATTTAAAGTTGGGCGATGCTAAAATGCCCCTTTTCATAATTGCATCAAATATCTCAAAAGGAATCGCAACCTATTTTACTGGCAACGTTCCAATATTGGACGCGATTCGTTGTTCATGTTGTTTGCCAGTTGTTTTTCGACCCCAGGAACTATACGGTAATCTATATATCGATGGCGACGCATTCCTGCCTTATATCGGGTCAGTCGAAAAAGATGCTTTTATTATATCCCTAAAAACACATTTAACGCCTCGCATTACGCCAGAGACTCTTGAAAGTGTTGCTCTTCCTCTTTATATTCGAGAGGTCTATAACATGGGTATTATGAATGTAATTAACATGCATAAGACCGATTTAACAGTTGAACTGGTTTATCCAAAACTAATGGCAGATTCTGATTTGTCAAAGTTTGATGTGCCTGATATTATTGCGCACGCGGGGAAATTAACCCGGAACTTTCTCATTTCCAAGGGCTTTCTTAAGGAAGTCGCGGAAGTTTGATGCGGATGGTTTTCCAACCATTTCGTAAATCTTGTCCTTTGTTTGAACCTTGAATGTTGGATACCCGGATATATTGTGTAGGGCAGCCTTTCCCTTGTTTGTTTCTGCGTTTATCTCCTCGAATGTTACGGTCTTGCCTCCATATGAATACCCATTCTTTACCATTTCCTGGAATGATCTCCAAGGCTGTTGAGCATGCTTACAATGGGGACACCAGGTAGCATAGAAAAACATCATATTTGCTTGATTCTCGTCGAGTCCGGAGGCTACCGGTGGTTCTTGCTCTATAACGCGAGCTCCTGGTGGAGTTCCAGTAACCCAGTAGTAGACTCCAATAAAGAGAGTAACTACAATCGCTGAAACAATAAGTTCAGTTATCATCTTTACGAAACGAGGGATATAAAATCTGAGCTTCTTCTCGCTGTCTCTTAAAATATTCCAGGTATGCCTTCTGTGGAGTCATTCCTGGATTTTTAATCAGAGCCCATGCTATTTGGAACGTTTGCCTTTCGGGTTCGTAGGGCTTGGCTTTAATTCTATAGCATTTTCCGTTGTAGTGGAGCATATTCCCAGAAGACTTTGAATCGCAACTATCCATTTTGGAGTCGTCTTGCCTTTCTTACACCACTCTTTGAAAGTGTGTTGATTTCCCATGGATAGATTACATCTGGAACAGATGGGAATTAAATTTGTTATGTCTAGAGTTCCACCCTTGGACTCTGGAATATCATGTCCTGCCTGAAAATCAAACACATTGATACGGTTACGACACCACGTAGTTTTGCATTTTGATTCAAACTTTTTTCCAACTGAACGTATCCATACTTGTTCTCGTATGGCCTTCGGAATCTTAACTTTCATTGAATAAATAGGCAGGTCTTTTGAAAACGGATTGTTAAGTTCTACATTCGTGAAGAGTAGACGACATGTATGTAGTTATTCAAATTTCAAGGGCACATTCAAGTGGGTATGAGAACATGGGCACGATGGTTTTCACTACTCTCGAAGAGGTAGCAAATTACCTTCAAAACGACTGGTACGAGAGTTTCTGCGAGGCATACAATTATCCGAGCGACTGGGACGAGGAAGATATGGGAGGACCCTTCCCTTCTAAGGAATCATTTAGCGCAGATGCTATTCAAAAGGCGTTCGGAAAGTATAATGAGGCGCGTATGTTCGATTACTACAGCGAGTACTGTGGTCTGAAGCCTGACGAGATTATCGTTCAACGTAAGATGTAAAACGTATTTCTAGGCAACTGGTTTATTAAACACAATGCGCAACATATACAACGTGATTACAGACGTTGAAGGTCTTTTGTTTCAGTATAATTTGAAGTTCAAGATAAGATTCAAGGGGAACAGTGGAAGCAATAGTATCTATAGAGTCAAAGTCTGGCAGAGAAATACGTATGTCCCCGCCAAGTTTGAATTTCTTATAGATTACACGGAAGGTGGCGATAATGTGGTTGGTAGCTGTCTTTCGGAAGGCGATCTTTCACCTGCTGTTATTCAGATTATTCGAACTTCCATCATGGATGCTCTTTAGGGGAAGCCAACAAGCTTGGCGCCGATACCGAAACCAGCACCCGTGCGGGCCGATGAACCGACCGATGGCGCATAGACGTCAAGGATGGCGAACGTCGCAAGTGCCACCATGGCAATCATTCCGACCTGCGAAAGTGGGAGTGACTTTCCACCCATAAACTTGGGAAGCCAGAACGCGGCGATGGCAACTACAAGACCTTCAAGGGCGTACTTAACGGCACGAGAAACTAGGTCGGACATATCAACGCCGGGAGTGTGAGCTGTTTTTCCTTCGGGCATTTATAAAACACTTTAGATAAATTATTCATACTCAAAGTAATGAAACACATTCGCTATAAGTTTTTAATTGACCCTGATATCAAAGGAGTAAAGAATCCAACTTTATTGTCCTATCAGGTTGGCATATACTTGAATGACCCAGACGGCTGGTCTAAATATGGCTATTTTTTTGAAGAGGTCGAGTCTGATGAACACGTATTCATTCGCCTGTCTCTACCATCGACGATTGAAAAAATATGTGGAATTCCAGGAAACTTATCATGCGCTGAAGTTGGTGGAAGATTCATGTATTTGAACTCGGATAGATGGTTTCATGGGTCATCAAAGAGTAAGCTATCCCTTGCGGATTATCGCCAGTATATGGTGAGTCATGAAATAGGACATATTTTAGGACACAACCATAAGAAATGCCCGTGTGTAGGTTGCCTCGCAGATATTATGCAGCAACAAACACTTGGAATCGGCTCCTGTAAGCCTAACACAAAAGTTTAACTTATGAATATATAAATGGTTTGCCGTAAATCTTACAATGAGGTTCTTGGTGCTATATTTGTTATGACCTTAATCGTTTTTTCATCTGGTTCAACATTAACCGGAACCCTTAGAAAGATATGGGACCTTCAAGATACTCAGTATCTGAATGCAGACAATCTGATTCTTGCCGGTAACATACTTCAGATACTTTCACTTGGAGGCGTGCTTGTATTTCTATCGAATGAAGGTAATCCCCCAGTCCAACTTGGACTTGTCATGGCTATGCTTGTTCTGATTGTTCTCGTTCTCTATCTAACAAACATCGACTCGTCGAACAAGGAAGCCCAGTGGTCTGCTGTTGTTTTGACAGTTATTAACATCTATGTGATGGCCACTTCTCTGCTTCTGGGTTATGGTGTTTGTGCGGTCGAAGAATTGCCTGCTGCTCTTGGAAACATGGTAAAAGTTTTGGGTGGTCGGCGTTAAATATCTGACTTTCACAGACAAAGCTCTTTATAAACAAATGCCACGTGAACAGCTACCGAAGATCGAAGATGGAGTTGTTGTCGATTACCTTGATGAGGACCCTGAGATTCCTACGCAGAGATATGCTATTCTTTCATTCATCTCGCCGGAGAAGGTTATCAAGCAGAAGAACGAGTTCATGAATGAGAAGTTCGTAGAGTGGCTCGAGTATGACTGGAAGGTGAAGGGTATGGAGAGCATGATGGCTTATCTTTCAAAGAAGTACTCTCTCAAGATTGATGATCTTTTCAAGGATCTTGAGGAGTTCACGAAGGTTCATAACGCCGAAATCAAGAAGACTGATATCCACGAGAAGTGGGAAGTCTTCCTGCTGAAGCACGAAAAGGAGCTAGAGACTGAGTATACTGAGAAGGTAGACTTCCTCACGAATGTTCGCGGAGTAAAGGTTCGTCGTGTGTTTGCTAATCTCGAGGAGGCCCAGCACTTCTCGAAGGTTCTTCAGCGCAAGTATCCTCGCGACAACCTATACCTTGGAAAGGTCGGCTGCTGGCTTCCATGGGATCCTTCTGAACATATGATGCCAGAGGTTGAGTATGCTACTCAGGAGCTCAACGAGATGATGAGAAAGTACAAAGAGAATGAGGTCAACAAGGACATCTTCTTTGAGGACGAGAAGGCTGAGAAGATTAAGGCCCAGCAGCTTCAGAATGAGGAGACCAAGCGCAAGAATGCTGAAGCTCTAGAGAAGGAGAAGAATGATAAGGGTATCATGGACATGTCTGATCTTCAGAAGCAGTTTGATACTCCTCTACACCCATCTGAGGGAGCAATTCGCGAGGAGTAATCTTATGTCTTCTTAGTTATCTTCATCCAGGGGTCGGCATTTCTCTTCTTAACCAGTTCTGGATTATACTCATCTGCTATTAGCATTGTGCTTGTGAACGGCTTGTTGTCAGCCCAGACAGATTCATCACACATCTTAAACGAGTTGTGTTCCTGTGCCTTGTACCAAAATACCTGGTCCTCTAGTCTGTTTGACTGGATTCCATTACAAATTACAAGACATTCGTAGTTCTCTGTACACTGGTCCATGAACTGACAGAACATCTGAAACGTTGGAAACATACCAGCATAGTTATCATAGATTCTCTTGCGATTGTTGAGAACCGTCTCGCGCAGTATAAAAACAAAATCGATATTGGTTCTCAAATTAGGGCCAACACCGAGTGGATACTGCATAGTAATTAGGGTAACCATATCAATGTGTCTTCCATTCATGAAAATATAACGGGTTGACTCTTCATTCATCCATGTCTTGTCATACAAGCAGTCATCTAGAATGAGAAAGGCTCTTGGATCTATATTTGAATGACCTCCTGTTCTTTTCTCATTATTTCTTGCTTGTTTAACACTCATCTGCCTCTTGATAGCGTTCATCACGAGTGAAGGGTTATATTTGTCGTGTATCAGCTTAGAAGGAACCATTTCTTGAAAGAAAGGGTTTGTAACCTCCGAACCTGAGATTACAGTTCCAACCGGGAAGCAATCTCTTGTATTCGCAAGAATATCCCTCACTAAGAAAGACTTTCCTGTATCTCTTTTGCCTATGAGAACAATCATGGGA